TAATCTGAATCTCTAGAATAACCAGACTTAAGTTCATCGAGAGTAACATCTAACTCTTGACCTTGTACTTTGACACGGTGGAGATTTTGTTTCTCGACTTCTTCTTGTTGTGTTGGTTCTTCTGTTATTTCTTCTTGCGTATTCTCAGTTGCTACGGCTTCTTCAACAATTTCGTCAGACTGTGATTGATTGTCATTTGAAACTTCTTGAGATTTTTTATCTTCAAGTTCAACTGATGGTTCTGCTTTAAGTACTGGGGCCGATTGTCCTGATTTAGGGTTCAGTAATCCAAGTATCTTTTCAGCAGCACCTTGTACAGATTTATCATCTGCCATATATGCTCCATTGGTTATCGTTTCGTAATTACTACGATTGACGTTTTAGGTTATCTAGCTCAGCGGCAGCTAGTTTGCCAGTCTCCATTACACTAACAAGATGTCCTTTAATTTTGTCTAGCATATTAAATGCCATCCAAAGAACTTGTCTTTGTTCGTGGTCGGAATATGAAGTTTTAAATATTTCTGATCTATAAGATTCAGATAGATATTCAAAAGCTTCCTTCAGCAAAGGCTCGTCTAGTAAAATACTAGCCTGTTTACCCCTGTGAATCTGTTGATCCAGGTTCTGTTGTGGAATTTGTTTGTTGTCCATTATTAAAAAACTCTTTCTGTCCTTCCATTATTTTTTTAAATATATCTCCAGTTTGTTGGAGCTTCTGAGTTTCTATCATAGATCTATTCTTTAAATCAATCTCATTTATTTTAGTGCTATATTTAAGCTCTAATTCTTTAATTTTGATTTCATAATCAAGTAATTTAGCTCTCATTTCAGCTTCAATACGTTTCATCTCAACATTAGTTTTGATGACTTCTCTTTCGTTTTGACCTTGAACTTGAGCTAATGAAACTTTTTCAAACTCAGTAGGTGGTTTAGGTGGAAGCTGTGGCATTTGCGATTGCCCAACATCTGGATCCATAAAGTATGGTTCAACATTACCTAACCCTGCGTTCTCTATTAATTTCTTTAATGTATTATATATGTTTCTTAAATTAACCATTGGGCCATAAACATTTTGTTGTAAGTTTATAGCTTGTAATTGTCTTTCAAGAATAGATGTTAATAAAATTAATTGTTGTTCTTTAGAACCAGTTCCTAATCCTACAGATACAGTTACATTAACTTTGTCTCTCCATTCAAATGGTCTCATAGGAATAAACTTCCCACGAATTTTTAATATCTTTTCTTTTTGTTGATACTTGCAGATCAACTCAAACATTTTATATCCTAAATCTTTAATACCTGTTTCTGCAAATATTCTAGCAATCAATTCCATTCTCATTTGTGATTGAGATAGAATTTGATTAATACCTGTTGCAGTTTTGTTTAAAGTATTTGGATCTAATCCTTGTGATTGTCTTGTAATACCAGTTCTTGATTCTTTAACAGAATCTAAATATCCTAATAAACCTGAAGCTTGATCACCAATGGGTTGCGTTTGCATAGCCATCATAACATTAGCAGGAGGTTGTTTTGTTCTAACAATACCACCCGGTCTATTTGTTAATAAATCGTCTAATGAAACTTGTCCATCTTGTACAGCAATTCTATTATTATTTGTTAGATACATATTATCTAACATCTGTCTCATAACAGTAGATTTAATTAATTGTATATCTTCGACTAACTCAGATACAGATCTTCCATAAAATCTATGTGGCATGATAACAGGAGTTATAGAAACAAAAGGCATTGAATCTACTTCTTCAATACTTAATGCTTTATAAGTTCCATCACCAGCTAATAAAATTTTAACTAGTTCTGCTTTGCCATCATCATTAATATCTATACGAGAATAACATTCATGAATTAAAATATCATCACTAGACTTATCTCCTTCTTCATTTAAGCCTACAAGATTTTCTTGGTATCTAACTTGGTTGTCTTGTAAATAATGTATTGAATTACCAGTTGGTAATTTATTAACTTCATCTTTATCAAAACCCATTTCTATTAATTCAGTTCTAGTCATGTTTGTTCTGTGACAAACAAAATTAGCTGTATCAATACTTTTGGCTTGACGTTCAATTAAAAATTCTTCAGGTGGTACAGGTTCAATTCTAACTTGACCAAATGATTGTGTTTTTTTAATAACAACATCATGATAAGTAATCTTATCTATTTCATTATTGTTATCATCTAATAATGATTCTTCGTACTCAGAATGTTCTACTATTTCAATTTCTTTATCATTGATTAAAATATTATGTTCATCAGTAGTTAATCTTTTATATTCTTCTCGTGTAGTTTTTTGAGAGTTATCCCAATAAATTTTTAAGATTCCATTACGTTGAATTAATGCATCTTTAAATGCAGTATACAAAGCTATGAACCCTGTATTTTCTTTGTAAAAAATATAGTTAAGATAATCAGAACATTGTCTAGCAGTTTCATTATCTTCAATTCCTACTGGTTCACAATGAAATACATTTTCACCAGCAGTAAATATTCTCATTAATGAAGGCAATAAGCTTTCAACTGTATCAGATACATCTGTGCTTACTACTTGTGATCTACCTTCTACTTCATTACCAAAGGGTTTACCTAAATAAAATTCTAAAGATTTTTTTCTTTTATTAATAACTTCACCACCTATAAATCCATTAGATGATCTAATTTCTTTATTTAATATCGCTATAATTTCTCGTTCAGTTTTCATACTATATATTTTGTATCTACATAAATTGGTTTTGTCCATTGACTTGTATCAATGGGACTGTGTACACATCCATATCTGAATGCGTCAGCAGCATGGGAACACCAATCGTGTAAAGGTTTATTTTTAAATACTTGATTACGTTCATCCCATTGTTTGCGGTATTGACGTAATGCATCTAATCCTATCTTACAATTCTCTCTATCGAAATAACAATAAGGTAAAGTATTTCTAACACTTTCAATTCCGTGATCTACTTCAAGCTTTGCAGCAATTTCAAAATCAATTCCTATTTCTAAAGCTACTTCTAATCTTGATTTACCAGTACCAAGTTCTCTAGCTACTATATCGTGTGGAGCTACATGTCTATTATATTTATAATTTTTTTTCTCTAAAACTTCTGCATAGTGATATAAACTCTCACCTGAAGTTTCGTAGTAATCTATAACATGTAATTCTTCAGCAACTCTTTGAACAAACCAAATAGATGTTGAATCTCCAATACCTAAATCCCACCAAGTCTCAACTGGTATCTCAGGATCGTATGGTACTTTAGTAATTCTATTAGAGTTGTCTGCAGCTGTAATTAATTTACCATAATAACTTCCGCTAACAGCAGCAGTAAAGGAACATTCAAATTCTTGATTGTATTGCTCCTCAGTCATTATTGCCTGAGCTTCTATTAACTCATTAGGTGGAATAATTTCAGTTTCTGAAGCTCGGTATAATTGTCCAAACCAATCTTTATGTCCACGTTTTGCGTAGTCATATACTTCCCAGAATTGATTGTGGCCCATTGGAGTTCCAATGAATATTACCCAACCATTTGTATCTGAGATAGCAGGTCTAATAATTTCAGTCCAAACTCTTGGAGACATTATTGCATACTCATCGAGTACTACACCATTGAATCCCATTCCTCGAAGTGAATCTGCGTTATCAGCTCCGTAAATTTGTATTCTTGATTCGTTATATAAATCTACTCGTAGTTCAGATTCATTACGATCACCACCAAATGCCATTAGTGGTCTTGTATAAAATTTTAAATAATCCCAAGCAATAGCTTTACCTTGTCTATAAGTTGGAGCTATGTATGCAAGTTTAGATCTAGGTTTACTTGTAGCTGTTTTGATTAATTCGTTTATTGCTAGAACGGATTTACCAAATCGTCTATGGCAAACTAATACATTAAATCTTTTTAATGATTCATGTACTTGTCTTTGTAATGGTCTTGGTTTATAGCCTACAGAAACTTCGTAGGTTTTAATCTTCCCACTTGACTTTGATATTGAGCTTTCCATCAAATCCTACTGTGCTTGTTGAGTTAGCAAGTTTAGGATGTACAAATGGTGCTGCTTTTTCTGCTGCATATAATTTTCTTT